AATTGCCTTCGTAGGTTATTAAGGGCCTTGAATTATATTTGCCTTAGTCCTTGAGGCCATGAATGGAGATTGCCTTAACACAGTAAGTCCTAGAAACCTTATAAATAATGCTAATATAAATACTTAGCCAATTACTAATAAAGCTCTAGGACCATATTACCTAACCCTTTATAATTACCTTATCAATATTAATTATAACCTGGTCACTGGGTTTATCCTTACCTTTCTTTAATAAATAACCTATACTACCCATCGGTATATTATATTCTTTAACCAATTCATCCCAAGTTTTATAATTTGCCTTCTCCTGTATGGCCTTAATGAACTTAGGATTATATTTCCTACGTTTCTTATTAACTTTCCTAATGGGTATATAGGTAGGTTTAGGGGTACCCCTTTTATCTTCCCAAGTATATAGGTTAGGGAATAGTTCGGCAAAGTATTTCTGAACGGTAATGCTTCTACGTTTACCTTTAGCATCAATCAGTTTCATATGACGTTTTACCTTAATGAAGTGATTGGTTGTTTTGTTCTTAATCCTACCATCTGAATAGAATCGGTAGGATGGAAAATCCTTGTGGGTTCTGTGTTTCATATTTACCTTGAATTTTTAATTGATATGTATTATATAATAGTGCTTGGTAAGGTAATTCGGATAAGGTAATTTAGGGGCCATTAGGGGACGAAAAATTGTCATCACATAGGCCTTTTTGAGTTTGCCTTTAAAGTGTGTAGTAGAGCTATATGGTATAGTGGCTATATAGTGAGTTGAGTGGCTTTGTATAGTAGAGGGGTTATCACTTGCCTTGTTTGCCTAAATCCCCAAAACCCCCGGCGAGGTACCTTGATATGTATTAGGATATATTGATTATGTATGTAGTATAATAAGGGGTATATGTGTATTAGGTATTTTATTATATGTACCTTAGTTAGGATGGTAGCTTAGTTAGCGCTATTAAGGTTTTCTTTTATATTTTTGTGTTGGGGGAGGAGGGTATGGGTTATAGGTGGGTTAATATAATCCTATATGTGTAGGATACTAAGATTAGTGATGAGGTGTATAGGGTTAGGATTATTAGCTGTGAGATGATATACCTTATTTTGTTTGTTGGGTGGGTATGCTTGTGGGCTTGGTATATTTTCTCATTGCGTATGAGGGTTAGGATGGTGCCTACGGATAGGATTATTCGGATTATGTGATAGATGATATTCATGGTAGTGATATTATATCGATTATGGTTATATCTGTTAGGTTTACTTTAAGGATCTCTCTTAGCTTTAGCCTTATGTAGGTACTATGTTTATGCCATGGGTTTATTTGTTGTTTGGGGTAGCGGAGGTAGGTATTAAGTTCCTCGGTTCTGTACACTACGTTCATTTCTTCGCAGAAGCCTTCGGTAGTCCCAGGTAATGGTCCCGGGACTTCGAATGATACTAAGAATTTACCTGATGTTAGCATATAGTTTATAGTTCGTTGGTTAGTATTCTTATATCGGTAAATTGATTCATATATTCCTTTTCTGAGGATATGTCAAGGCATTTGCATGCTATGTAGTGGCCGTACATTGATATACCTGTTTGATAGCCTTGGTCTTCGTTTAGGAAGTTAGCTAATGGTATCTTGTCTACTGAGCATATCTTCTGATGACCTGGTAAGGTTTCTGAATCCGTATATCCTACAAAGTTATAAGTATCAGTGTTATCGGTCAGGATAGCAAATATCTCGATTAGCCAGTTAAAGTCCTCTAGAGGTACTCTGTCTAACCATTCCCATCCGATTGGGTATTCGTTTATTGTTATTGTTGGTTTCATGATGTTAATTGAGTTGAGGGTTAAACATTTGTTTTGGTTGGCCTAATAGGCAGCAATGAGGATAACCTGCTTCATCGAGGATTCCCAGTATAAGATATCGATTGGTATCTCTGGGAATTTCGAAATAGAAAGCTGGTTTCATGTCGCCATCTATGAATGTAAAAACTATCTGAGTGTTTTCTAGTAACCCATTTAGTTGTACATGAGAAAGGTAGTTATAAATAGCTTCCCTTTGATTTCTTGGGTTTTTATCCCATGAGATGAGCATATCGTCATACCAATTTGGATTATCGCATAGCTTTTTAAGTTGTTGTTGAATATACGGTGTCATGATTTGAAGTAATAATATAAGTCCTCGATTAGTTTATCCTGTTCTTCCCATATAGTATCTGATACTACGTATTCTGATACGAAATAGTTATAGAAAGGCCCAAATAGTATTTTTAATACTATGTCCTTGAGTTCGATATTGAGTTGTTCCTCTTCTTCGGTAGAACTGGGTTTGATTGCCTGAAGTTCTGCCTTATAGGATGCCGTTACGGCATCCTTTAGGGTTTGAATATATTCTGGGTTAGTTTCCTTGAGAATACTTAATTGTGATTTGAGTTCTTTACTTATCATGGGGCTTAGCAATTACTGATATGAATCCTTGTGGATATAGAGTATACATAATTTGATAGTTCCCTGTGGGCAAGAAGACCTGCATTATGTTTGCAAGTAATGGGTAGATTTTCCATTGGTTTTCCTCTAGAAAGTTATTCCAGTCATCGAATTCTTCTGGATAATTACCTGATAGTTGGATATGATACTGTTCTTGGTCAGCAATAAATAAATTAGTTACTACCTGGATTTCGTCTGATTCCTTTTTATATTGGGTAATTGGGTACCAAAGTCCTTCGGTTTTCCATTTATTAAGTTGGAACAGAGACATGCCCTGTTCCAGTACGTTGAGTAATTTATATAAGTTTACCATAGTGATTATTTATTTAGTTGGTTAAATAATTCTGATACTGCAAGTTGTTGGAAGATTTCTGTTTCCCTGTGGTCTGATTCCCATTTTTCGATAGCATTGTAGATACTGGTATATTGGGATATCATGTCCTCATCTTGTTCATCGTCTTGGATAAATTCCCGGAGATGTTTTTTGAGTCCGGTTATGATATAATCCTGATGTTCAGGGATTAATTGAAGAACTCCGAATAGGATAGCCTCTACCTGTGAGGGTGAATAATCATAATATTGGTCATCAGCACCCTTTGTTAAGTCCATGTGAGAAATAATGTTTTCCCTGAGATTTTCGAAGAGAACTTCCTCTGAAGCATATGTGATGATATATCCTGAGATATAAGCAGCAAAAGGTTCATCCTCTAAGTCGATTGAGTAAACCTGGATATTGGTAGCTTCCTTGTTAATATAAAGACCATCGCTGTAATCATAAGTATAAATGGGATGAGAAGCAAGTAGTTCCCGGATGGCCTCTAAATTTTTTAATTCTTTCATAACGTGTCTATATTAAAATTATTTGAGAAATATTTCTCACTGCAAATATACAAAATTATTTCTAAACTTGTTTTTATAACTACTTTTATTTTTATAAATAGGGAAGTTCTGGGAGGTGTTTTGGGTGCCTCCCAGAGGGTTTTGTTAATATTGCCCTGTCATGGTAATGATAATGAAAAGGGATTCATCATTGAAATGTACCTGGATAGTATCTCCATATGAGTTTGACATGTAATGATGATTAGGGTTAAGTTCTTTTAATGGGTGATGTTCATCCCAATGAGAATTAATGAATTCTATCACGTATTGTTCAAAAGCATCGGATTCTCTGCAGTAGGTTTCTACCTTTTCGTCATCGTCTATAGGATACTCCCGGAATTGGAGATTGAGAGTTCCCATGTATGATTCATCCGGATTTGAGATTTCGTTAACTGATTGAGCAGTGTAACCAAAAGCATCAAGAGTTCCATCAAAGTAACCCATAATGTGATTTGAGATTTCGTTAATAGTTGTCATAAGAAATAAGTTTTGTGACCCCGTTCAAGGTCGGTTAATAATTATATTTATTTTTCTCTTATGCAAATATAGAAATAATATTTTAAATATGCAATAATTAAGGGAGCCCAGATGTTGGTGTTTCTGAACTCCCTGAGGATATATTAACTGGTTAGGGATTAGTATAATTCATCGGCCAGCATTGGTTCCTTGGGCTTATTTAATTTCTCTTTAGAACGTCTTGTAGCCCAATTCTCGTAGGGTTTGTAACTGAAGGTACGTGTTGTTTCATCGTATGCAGCATATACCATTTGTTTACGGGATATTCTCCTTCCGTAAGTTTTCTTAAGATTAGCAAACCAATCTAGATACTCCTGTAAAGAGTTAAAGATTTCTTTGTTCCCGTCTAAATCATTTTTAGGACGGGTTTTCCATGTTGCTTCTATATAGCATTGATGTAGGGTGATTGAAATAAAGTATCGGCACCAACTACCACCAAAGATAGTGCCCGTGGAGAATTCTATCTCCCGAGCAACTAATGGACTAACGTTATACTTTGTCATGCGATTGAGAAATTAAGTTGGAAAATCCAGTTGTTTCTATCGAGTTGATTGAATGATATGAACCTCCCATCGTTATCGGTAAATTCATTCATGAATTGAACTGCAGCAGATGCTAATTGCCCCTTATAGGGATTAGTATCGGCAGTTATTATTGATTCGAAAATGAAAGAATAATAGGTAGTATCATAGATTTGTACCTGATTAATATCCAAGCAATTGAGTTTGTAATCATCCTCTAGTTTGATTAAGAGTCCCATTAGGAAATTAAGAAGATTACCCTGTTCATCAGAGTCAAGTTCAAATGTAGATTTCTTTTCTAAGAAATTGCGAACTACCTTAGTTAGTTCGTCTGCTTGATTGTAAGTTACTGAGTTCGTTTTCATATTTTTGTCTATTTTTAAAATGATATGCAAATATAAGCATTTTTATTTTTATAGAAAAATATATCTATTTTATTTTTAGGGAGGCTGAGGATGTGTATACGCTAAGAAAGGCAGTGGATTAGACTGCCTTTCAATTATTAAGGTAATTGGGGAGTTAGCAAGTATAAAGCCTCTTTTATAATTGAACTCTCCATAGGTTCTAAAGAGGGTTCCTTGTACATTAGTCCACCTTTCTTCTTTTCGTTTTCAAATACTTCATGTATGGCTTGCTTTAGTTTAGTAGCTAATACCTCTGATAACTCCTGAGATTTAAGAGAGATAAGTAA